GACATCGGGCAGCACAAGAATCTTCTTGCACTTCTTCGGCAGTATGTATGGTTGATATGTGTCTTCGTCGGAGTAAGGTAGATTGAAAGGATTTACTCGCCTTGGCATTGCTTTTCGGTAAATGAAAGACAGATAGGTACAATAGAAATGGCGGCCAATACGACCGCCATCCAGGAGATTCCGTTCAACACAATGTCATTACAAGCCGTGCCAGCAATCAAGCCGCCAATGGTTCGCTTTGCACTCCAACGCTTCAGGTCGCCCTTCGTCTTGAAGGCTTCCGTGAGGTCTAGGCTCATCAGCGTTTGAAGTAGTTTGTGTTTCACTCTAGATCACATATACGTCGAATGAAGCGAGAAAGTTCCCTTTGACTAGGAGCATAATCGTACCTCACATCGAGCTTGTTCATTTCAAATGTTGTGTGCAACTCCTTGTACTTCAACATTGACAAGTCCGAATCTAGTATCTCTGCGACATAATGGTCGTGTACTTTGTCGTAATACCGACACTTCTCAAGCAAAGAGAGGAGATACGATCTCATTTGATACGTGACCTCCCCTCTCTCTACCTCTTCAAAAAGGTCGTCGATCCAATCACTCATCTTGGACATTCTCGTCTTCACCAAAGACCCCGTACTTGTAAAGACCGACGCACTTCAACACCGCACGGGATAGGGCACGTTTCTCAGCCGTCGCCCAGAAGTAAGCGTTCTTGCAGTTCTTAGGGCTTGCCTCCCCATACGTCACGACCTCGTATTGTGCCGCACTCTCGCAATGAGCGAAAGCCTTGAGCACTACCTGGTCGATCTCCGCTACGATCTCCTCGTAACGTATTTCAATGGCTTCCTGAGCCTGAATCTTCTCGATGCCTGATCGTTTAATGATCACGAAGTGGTTGTGCGTGAAAATGTCGTCTTGGTGCAAGTTGTACTTCTCAAACAACTCACGCATATCTTTTTTTTCCTGGTCGCTAAGTTTTGCCATTGCAGTATCAGTTTTGGTTTCCTTTCAAATCTTGGTACACCTTCACGGCAGCGGCTACCGCGTCGATGTACGTCTCGTCTAATTCAAACAGTTGTAAGAACATTACAGCGTATTGCTCTATTGTGCCGCTTGTCAAAATCGTAAACTCATCACAGTTTGCTCCTACCTCACCATCGTCTCCGAAGGTGCGAACCAAACCATCTTCATCTACATTTCGACGAATCCTTAGATATAGATATGCTTGTTCAGGATCATTGAGGGCATCCTCAAGCAAAATCTCGATGTTGTCGTCAACACCATCGTAGTGTTCTTCAAATTCAAATTCGTCCATTACGCACTAGCTTATCTATCTCTTGTTTGAGTCGCCTATTGACTTTGGTAAGATCGGCATTTTCTTCAAGCACTCTTCGGTTCTCTACCTTGAGTTCTAGGTTCAAACGCTTCTCTTCTCTCAAAATGATTTCTGTGGACTCCAATACTTGATCCAAGTAGTACACCTGGTGGAGCACACATCGCAACTCGTTGTTGATCCTGACTAGTGCTTCGCGGCTACGGGGGACATCGATTATAACGTCCATCTCTAGCTGAATGTCGATGCTCTCACAAACGCCTGAAGCTCGCACTCGATCAGCCCACATTTGAAGGTCAGTTAAGTTAGATACTCTCACGGCTCGAATCGATTGGTGGTGCGGTTCAAGAACAACTTGGCACGTCCGAGCTGACCAGAGCCTCGTGGCTTCGTCTTTTGGTTTATAATCCAAGTCTCTCCATCCCGTGTTGGAGGTTCACCTTCGCGGAGCACCTCGTTCACTGGCGGTCGATACACTAGGAGCATTGTGAATGCACGACGATACCAGGCTTGACCTCCCGCCCATTCTTGCGGCAAGGCGGGCTTTTGGTATCTCTTCCCTGAACTCGTGACCGCATCCGCATTCAACTTGGCGATGTGGTTGATAACTACGTCAATCCGCTCATTCTTTTGACTGTGCTGACGGATCTTCTTCAGTTCGTTGGTCAACCAAACATCTTCTCTTCCACCACTCGAACGCAAGTCTCTCCCTACATCGTTCCACGGATCTAGAACAGTAGTGTCGTACGTGCCTTGTGAAGCTACGTCGTAGAAAAGGTCGGGCGTAAACTCTCCCTCGAATGCCTCTGGATCGAAGAAGCCAAAATGCTTTTGCACCCAATCCAAGGCAACCTCGAACTCGGTGTCCGTCATATGCTCTTGCTCTTCTCCTCTCCAATCTCGTTTTCGTGCAGCCATTCCGACGTGCATCTCTACAAGATCGAGTGCGAGTTCCGCGATACCGCCTTCCTCGCCCATATAGATAAAATGTCTCCAAGCGTATCGTTCGCTCCATTCAATGAGAAGCCACTTTACAAATAGCGACTTACCATGATGAGGCGCACCAGCAATGAAGAGGGGATAGCCTTTCCGTGGTATGAATAGGTGATCCAACTCTTCGACCCCCGTGACACAAACTTGATCTCGGACTTCATTACGCAATTCATAGATGCTAGGCTTTAATTCGTGAATCTCTTTTGTGTACATCATATGCCTGTAAATTCATCGTCAAACTTCACCCGATCCACGGGCATACTCTGTATCATAGCTATGTTACGATACTCCTCGAATTTTTTTCCAAACAAAGTGGCAGGACGTAGGTGCATTTTCAACTTCGGCTCGTCGCGCCAGGCATCAGCCATCACGCGCACCACATCCACGTAGTCTTGCACATCCTTGTAGCCTCGATTGTACCATTGTACGATCGCCCGTCTGATGTCCTGAGAGGCGAACTGTGTCCCTAAGACTTGATTCATTCCTCGTTGCACTTCGAGAACCAACTCGTCGAGCGCACCTTCTACCTCCTCGGCAAACAAAAGAGGGAGACGATCTCTCCCCCCTTCGCTTACCAAAAAACCTGCAAGGCTTTGAGCCGTTTGCGTGTCCAAGTTAAGGTCTTGAATCACTTTGGGCATCGGTTGACCTGCGTGGAGTTTTACGAGAGCTTTCAACACGTCCAACTCCTTGAAGGGCAGCTTTGCAAGTTCGTCTAATGAGAGACGGATTGTTGCCATCAGAAGGGCAAGTCCTCACTCTTCAACGTTTGACCTGAGGAAAAATCATTTCCAGACTTTCCTCCTTGGCTTTTGGAATCGTGCAAATCCCAATCCTTAGCGTAGCCCACGACTTCTCCGCGCTTCCCCTGGTCGTACTCGTCCTTCGGAATCTTGACCACGGCCATCATATCGTTGTACTCCTTGTTCTCCATTTCAATCAGGCGGACATCGACGTAGATGCCTTTCTTGCCCTCTTTGTAGTATTCCTTGCACTCGCCCAATTTTGCGAGGTTCAGGTTCAAATCAATGATTCGACGTTTCTTGCCTTCCATAGTGTTGGATGTTTTTGTAAATGAATAAAATTGTTTCAAGACGCTCGGTGATTTGTCGGTCTCCAATCCCAAGTAGGTTGTGAACCTTCTTGACCCCGTAGAGAACTGTTGCGTGGTCGCGGTTGTACATCCGTGCTATGCGAGAGTAATTTTTTTTCTCCTCGTGGTAGAGCACGTACCACATACATTGGCGCACCTCGACTAGGATTTGGTCTCTTGACGGACTCAGGATCTGACGGCTAGATAAGCTCAGAGTGCCAGCGACCGATGCGAGAAAGTTCGCAAACGGCACATCCTTCGGGGTCGTGTCAAGACCAGGATAAACGTAAGGGCTAATCTTACGAGTCACCATAGAGGTAAAGGTTGTGGCTGACTTCGCCAACCTGAACCTCTCCCATCTTTCTAACCTTGCCAACATCTTCCAAGATGTGCAAAGTTTCAAGAACCTCTTGATGGGTGTGTTTGATCTTGGCTTGCTCCAAGGCTGAAATGACTGTGGCGACCATAAAGATGCTGTCCTGGTCACGTAGAATCTTCTTGACGTTGGAGTACAAGGTGTGGAACTCTTTGTCCGAGTCCGACATCGCCTTCGGGCGACGTTGTGCATCGCCAAGGATGCTTTGAAATAATGAATCAATCATTTGTGAGGATTTTTGGTAAGGGGCAAGGTAGGTGCTTTTTTCCAACGCTCGTCCGATCCTGATTTTTTTTTTCGCACATCGTTTGGTAGTTACCTACTAGGTTCTTAGGTTACTTAGTAGGTAAGAGGTACAAATAAGAGTAAATAGATATAGAATAGGGTCACTTACTAGGTGCGGTCGTCTCTATATCTTTCATAGGCTTCATCGGCTTCATCTAGCAAGTCCCTAGCTCGACCAGAGCCTCCACAAGAACGGCACGTGATGTACTCAGGGTACTCCCACCCCACGACAACTTCGCCTGAGCCGTCACACGACTCACACCGCTCTTCACCATTCTGATCCAAAACCCAATCGTTGTCGGCACTCATTTTTGATCGGGTTTGGGCATTTGTTTGTCGAGTGGCAGCATTTGCCTGAAGAGTCGGTACTTCTGACTCTCCCACGTCCACAAGGTTCGTGTCTTAGGATTGTACAAAGCTCGCACTCCCTTCGGAATGTGTCGCCTGGTCTCAAAGCATTGCCCGTCATAGCGGGTGATGATTTCAATAAGCATTTCTGAGTGATTTGATATGAAAAAAGCCCACCCCGAAAATGGGGCGGGCAAATGATCCTGAGTGATTCTGATTAGGCATTGAGGTCTTCTCGACGTGTGTAAGCCGTCAGAGCATCCGCATAAATGCTCCAAGCGTCGTCCCAATCCATTCGCTCACCAATCACCTCAAGGTTGAACTTGATGAGCCGTAGGATTTCAGGTCTGACTTCAAACCCCCAAATGATGTCGTCCACGTCGTCGTCGATGTGATGAGCGTAAGGCGACTCAGCGAGCTCCACAAGGAACTCCCTCATATCACTCCGCGTCGGAGTC